GAAACCTCGCACGGCAGCGTTCTTATGCGTGGAAATGGCATATTTAATCTTTAATCTTTATTCTTTATTATCATGTTATCTTTATATTCAGTTTATTTTTGTTATATTTCTAAAGTAAATCAACGAGATTTGTTATATTTGGTATTACTGATAATTTCTCCATATCCAATATCGGCATATCTTGACTTAATAAGACAGGTCTCCATTTTTTCATATTTATACATGGACGTAAATTACACATAGTATCATCAATAAATATTATTTCAGAATTTTTTCCATGACGATAACTGATCAGTCGTTCAACTTCTTTATACAGCCCTGGTATTGGTTTTAACTGTTCATTTTCATTAAATAACGGATGTTCTGGTCCAAGAATATTATTTTTTTCAATTACCAAATTGGATGCATCAAGAATAGCGTTGCTCCAACAAATTGGGGCATTGCTAAATATATAGACTGGTATATCTTTCTTATAACAGTGGTCTAATATTTCCCGAACATTGTTGGTATATTCTATTACTTTTGGATCGTTTTTAAAGTACTTCATATAGTTTAAAGTTATATCATCATAAATAACATTATTAAACTCGGACATATTTATATTTGTATTAAAAATATGATTGAGACCAATTATCGTATGACCATAGGATGAATAAAGCATCTTATTTATATTATCTGCTTGATGATAATTAATATTCTTGATCATCGGTTTTAATTTTTTTTGAACAAAAGAAACCACGCGCATAGAGACAAATTTATACACATGCTGTTGGCGGAAAACAACTCCGTCCATATCAAGCAAAAGAATTTTAGGAACTATCATGGACATTATTATAATTTTGTAAGAAAGCTATTTAGCTATTTACCTATTTACTATTTACTTTTCATTTTTTTGTTTTATAAAGTCTTGTAAATATCCCACGCGGATGTATCAAGAACCTCATTTGTATTACGATCTGCTTCATAAAATTGCTCTATTGTACGAACATCACCATTGTCCGCGCGGCCGCGTTCTATTTTCCATTGATATTCTTCAAAAGATTTAGCATTATAATGGTGTATAACTGCTACATCTATAGGTCCATCTGGATTATATGGACCTTCTACCAGTTTTCCATTTGTATCGCGAGGAACACCACAACCATGTTTCATTTCATAACATTCGTGTATTCCCATGGTTTCAACAGATCCTAAATGAACAATGGTTTTAATGTGCCGATCAATATCTCGTGCTCGCAGCTGAAAGCGTTTTGTAACTGGTTCCGGTTCATATAAAATCTTTCCTGAGCTCCCAAACATATACCAGTTTAATGTAAGTGCTCCATCGCGACAATGATCTCCAAGCATAGCTATGACATTTGGATGCTTTTTAAGAACAATAAACTCATCCGCATCTATAAAAGCACACCATGTATGAGCGGGGGCGAATGTTTTAAGAAAATGATTGTACGCCGTCAACTGCATTACGTATCCAGGTATATGAAGAACATGTAAAAATCCTGGATAACGGCTAGGCCAATCACGTAAATCAAAATTAGGGCTATTGTCGTAAAGATATATCTTGCTAAATCCAATATGTCGATGATAAGTAATCCACTCATTTAATACTTTGTCTTCATGAAGTACAATAGCACATATTACTGCTTCTCGGGATACAGATGCCATTCATATATTTCAAATTTACTACTTTCATTCTTTATAACTCTATGATTTATGTACATTTCAAATTATATTCTATTTTGAAATCTAAAAAATAAATTAATAAAATTAATAATTATTAATTTTGTTTCATTTCTTTGTTATTTTGTTATTTCGATGTTGTCATTGTTTATATCTTGTAAAATATTCGCACCTTTTACAAGTATAATAATAACGCGAATTGTGATATTCATTATCTCGTTCTTCAAGAAAATCGTGCCCATTTTTTCCACAGGCTTCTTGAAAGACGACCATTTTTTCATTATAACTTGTCTCCAGATGAGCGATTTCACGACGGAGCATCTGAAGACGCTGTCGCATTTGCTGAATTTCTTTTTCTTCCTTTTCCATCTTATTAGATATAACAATAACAAAAATAATTAGGATTCATTTTTTATAGTCATTCCTTACTTGTCAAATAGTTCAAGATCATTTACACTAGGATCAAATACAATAGCACCAGTACCAGAATAATAATGTTCTTTTCTTGATGACCATCGTGAGGATCTACATCTAAAACAATAAGAGGTGCTTTTATTAATTCTTCCATATATTCCATACAATTCTCGAGTTACAAATTTATATTGAAAGGAGGACCAAAATTGGCTTTTATTTTGTACAATCCGGGAATTTTATAGAATTCGATGATCCTGCGGGTATTTGTTCCATAAATGTTCTTATTGTGATCAACGATATCATAATTTTCATTCATGATAATGCATTTTCCGCCTCCTCCTCTTTGTGCATATTTGAAAAGGACATCTTCTAGTGTTTCAATATCGTTCTTTATGCTCTGGCGCTTATTGATATCATAATTGAGCATTGTTTTCATGTGTTCCTTTATAGGATCGCTGTACAACCATTCCCTTTTATAAAATCCCATGCTCATAGAATGGTTTCCATATAGCCTCAAGCATGTTGTTTCTTTGGCCAAATGTTCATTTGTTATATCTGTTGAATTTTTCCAAAACTCAGGGGCAACTAGGGATGTATCATGTAAATACACAACCCATTCCTTGATAAAAGATGGTTTTTCTTGGGTTAGCCACAATATTCCATTGTTGTCTATGTTGCAATAACGCCTAAAAATATACACAACCCCCTCTATAACCATCTCCTCGTCCTTATCACAATCTCCAACAACTACAAAAATGCTATCCTTTGGAACATTTGCCTTCTCTAGCGATTCCATAAGAGGCTGTACTGTTTTTTTGTAATAGTCCTTGCAACTATTGATCACAACAGAACACATTTCTATATAAACTATAATATTCTTTAAATCGTACTATTACTATTTTATCGTTTACTTGTTAACCTGTATTTATTATTTCTTTTTAGGAGCAGGGGCAGCGGCAGCGCGTCGTTTTATAGTAGGTGCGGATGCTACACCTCCATCATCTTGGTCATAATAATTATCCATATTTGTCTTGAATGATTCCCATTCTTTGCTAAATTCTTGCAGCTCTTCATTCCAAATGGAATAGACGGCTTTTGCTTTCAAGTCGCGGATTAGCATCTTGAGCTTTTCGGCTTCTTTTTCTAAAGCCAACTTCTTTTCATAGGTGAGCTGATTAATTGGCATACGAGTTAGATAATTGTAATCCGCTTCTTTTTGCTTTGTAGGGAGAGCGACGATAGAAGGACCAGCTTCTGCCTCTGCTACAGGAGCAGGTAGTTGTTCCTCACCGCTTTCTTCTGTATCGGACATCTTGGGATAACCCAGCTTTGTCAATTGTTCATCTACATCTTTTTGTTTCTGGTTCATTACATTGACCTTCTTGTCAATGATATCTTGGATAAACCGAACTTTGGCACCAACGATCTTAAAGTCGGCCTCCATCTTACGCAACTGGTATCGCTTACGCTCGTAATATTTCAATAGACGAACTTTTGCCCATTCTTGTACGATGTCTTGCGTGTCCTTGAACTTACGGATGGCGCCGTCCGCACCATACAGATGGATGTTGTTCATACCAAGATTCTTACTTGAAATCATTTTAAACTCGGTTTCAAAGATGGGTTCCAGTTTGGCGCGCACATTTGGATAAAGATATAGTATAAACTTCACCTTGTTTGGTGTGTAATGACTGCTAAAGTCTTTTAGATACACGGATCCATTTGTGATCATATTGATGAGCATTTCCTTGTAATCATCCGTCCATACGCAAATAGGCAATTCGTTAATCTCTACAGTTTGATCATCTATCCATTTCCATACACCTCGGCTTTGATAGGAATTGTCTTTGTAGTCTTGGACAATTCCCTTGAAACCGAGATACCAAGGGCGTATGGTTGGGAGCTTTGTCTTTGCTACCACCTGATAAGCAATAGCAAGTTGTTCTTGTGTATCAATCGTACCTACCTTAGCAGCGTTCGTTTCAAGAGCATTTATCAGCATCTGGCACATACGAGTAATATCTGTTGGATTGTAATTAGGAATATTTGTAGAGAACCCTGTACCAATACCAATTCCGCCATTTACAAGGATCATTGGGATGATAGGAATATAGTACTCCGGCTCCACTGGAATACCGTCATCATCCATATATTGTAGCACTGTATTGTCCTCTTCACGATAAATGATACGAGCTAGAGACGAGAGCAGTGTATGAATGTACCTGGGAGAAGCAGAATCACCACCGCCGACCAATCGGCTGCCAAATTGTCCGTTTGGTTGAAGCAAATTGATATTGTTTGCTCCTACGAACTGTTGAGCCATTCCAATAATCGCCTGTTGAAGCGAAGCCTCACCGTGATGGTAGGCTGAAACCTCTGATACATATCCTGACAATTGAGCCACCCGGATCTCATTGGTGTATAGCTTACGCTTGAAACAACCAAACATGATCTTACGAGTGCTCTCCTTTAGTCCATCGCATAGATTGGGAATGGAACGCTCCAGATCGCGGTTGCTGAAATGAATGAGTTCTTTATTTACAAAGTCTTCATAGGGGATATTGCGATTGCTGTAGTCCAGAATATTTTGACGATTATAATTCATGAGCCATCCCTTACGATCGTCTGCTCGTTTTTTATTAAAAGCAAGATCTATGCTTTCATCGGAAACCTTGCCATTGTATTTATAGAAGACCTCGTGCATCTCTTTGAAATATTCCTTTGCCTCCGTATCCGTAGATGTACCGAGTCCCTTGTAGTACTTGAAACGCCAATTACGCATACCGTTTGGTTCGCGACTTTTCTTTTGCTTCCAATTTTCATAATCCGTAAGATTGTAGAAAGAGATCGCTTCCTTAGTAGATGTATTGAGTGCTTTTACAATGGGTGTAAGCATGGAAACAAGGAACCCATCCATCTTGTATAGAGACGGCCATAGAGACTGGAATACATTGAATAGAAGTCCCTTGATATGCGATCCATCCACATCTGAATCACATAGTGCCATAATCTTACCATAACGCAGGGAGGACATATCGCTATATACCTTGCCTTGCTCCAGACCCAAGATCTTCTTGAGATTTGTAATTTCCTCATTTGCTGTAATCTTGGCAATAGCAGCGTCTTTTACATTCAGGATCTTTCCCTTCAAAGGGAATACACCATAATAGTCGCGACCTACGACACTGAGTCCTGAAATGGCCATGGTCTTGGCCGAAAGTCCCTCGGTGAGAATGAGAGTACATTTGGCACTGTCCTTTGTACCCGCGCGATTGGCGTCATCCAGATTTGGGATGAGAACACGGCTTGTCTTCTTGCCATCTGTTTTCTTTAGTTGTTTGTTCTCATGAAACTCCGTCAGTGAGAGCGCCTTATCGCCGAGTCCCGTTTTATATAGTTTTTCATAGAATTTATCCGTAAGATCGCATTTGGAACCAAACTTGGACGCCTGTGTGGTAAGTGTCTCCTTTGTTTGACTATCAAAGCTGGGATTCACAATTAAAGCTTTCACGAATACCATAAGATTATCGCGAATATATTGAGGCTTGATGTCTTTTTTCTTTTTTAAGGTCACCATTTCGGATAGTTTTTTCGTAATCTGCCCTACGATTTGATCCACATGCTTACCTCCCCGGATCGTATTGATACCATTCACAAAGGAAACTTGATCAAACTGTCCATTTTCACTGTAAGTGGCTACCACTTCCCACCGACCGTCTCCGCATGTTTCATAGACACGAGGATGGTCTTCTTTCGTACCGAGATATAGATCCGCATACTTTTCAAAGTCTTTGATCTCCAGCTTTTGATCATTGAAATAAACGCTTACCGCCGGATCGGTTGTAGCGCATACATCAAATGCCCTTCGGCGGAACAGGTCATAGGTGTCATTTGTAATACCTTTGAGTCCAAATCGCTCATAGTCGGGAAGAAAGCGGATTTTTGTATAAGGCGTCTTGGTACTCGCCTTTATCTTTGCCTTATCACGAGACTTCATGTTGTCATAGAATCTCTGTTGGTACATTTTGCTACGACGATGATCCACTGTTTCTATGATAAACTCTTTTGAAAAGATGTTGGTAAGCTTGGATCCATAACCATTACGGCCTCCCCACAGACGCTCTTCTTCTGCGTTGTAGTTGGTTGAAGTTAGCAACTCACCAAAGATAAGTTCCGGGATAAGAACATTGTAGGTAGGATGCATTTCCACATCAATACCATCTCCGTCGTTCATCACCTCAATATATCCGGTGGATTGGTCAATTGTGATACGGATTGTTTTTAAAGGTTTGATATCAGGACGTCCATTTTCCATCTCCGTCTTCAGTCTCATAGACTGATCAATGGCGTTGACAATGATCTCGTCATAGATCTTGTAAAGACCCTGAATATAGAGAAGTTCTCTTTTTTCCATTTTCTTTTTGGTATCACTGTAGACATAGGTTTCGATACTGGATGGCTCAATGGAACCGATATAGGTGTCAGGAAGACTATAGATATGGCTACGAAGCTCGTGTTTCTTATATTTTTCGTCAAGATCCTTGTCGACCTTCCCGGGTTGTTTAGCGGTCGCCATTTTCTATACTGTTAAAATGTTCTTTTTTTGTCTATTTATATTTATTATATCTGTTTTATCTGTTTTATAGTTGTAGTTGTGTAAGTTATATTGGTGTATTATCAGGAGGATCATTTTTTTAAATCAATCATACTATCATAACGGTGTTTGTATAAATACGTCTGCTTCGCTTGTTGAATATAAATAGGATGTCATTCGTTTATATTTCCATAGATGAGAGATATATTTATCAAAATTATGATCGTTGTGATTGCTTCCGTCGATCATTAATTTTTTGATAATCTTTCGCATGAGGAAGAACCTTTTATACCATGGAATATCATGATAAGTAATATTTACATGAAGTTCCCTATCAAAATGAAGCGTAGTATTCATAGGATGTTTCCAATTACAGTCGGTTGGTATAAATACGATGGGGTCATTCCCATATACAACTCTATAATTTTCCTTTACGATGTTCAAAAACCATTTAGCAAAAGATCTATTTCCCGGTTTTGGGCTTCCAAATGTATGACATTTTACATACATATTTGGGAAGATTCTGGCAAAAATAGCGGATGCTATCTGTGCCATGACGGCACTCGATGAATACCCAGATAAAACAAGCGTATAATTATCTTCTTTAAATTCTTCAAAATATAGAATGATATCCTTAATGACAGAAAGTAGTCTTCTATAAAAAAACCGATTTACACAAATATTATCAACTATATTATGTAAACTCATGTGTTTTTTAATTATTTTTGCCTCTACATTTTTATCTATACGAAAAGTCATATAAATTGTCTTTTCTCTGTACCATAATTGAATAGATATAGGTATATCTAAATGGTCTCCGGTTGTTTGAAAAGATACAGGTAAAGATACACCACGAAGCTCTTGTATATAGGCTTCATCTATAGACGGAAGTATTTCTTCTTGTAATTGAGGATTATTTGCCATCATCCATAGGTCGTATATATCCGTACAATTTCCATGAATAAGTTTACACCGTATGGCGGATCTCCATAATTCTTCATAGGGTATGGTTGTATTATATGCTAAATTTATATCTTTTATATTATTCGGGTTATTCGCGTCGCGTGCATCAGGTGTATCGTTTATATTTGTTATAATAAGAGATAAAGGTTTTTTAACACGTTTCTTTTTATATGGAAATATACAAGGTATATATTTTGATAATATCGTGTATACCATATCGTTACAAAACGAATGGAATAGTTTTTACCGTAATAAGTGATTTAGGCTATATAGAGCGGGAAATTGATCATTGTATAAAAATAAATAGAGTGTCCTGAATTTTCTAAATTAGATTTATTGGAAAACAGAGTGTTTTCGCATGGACATAATGTTCTCCAGACGCTTTATCGTAAGAGGTTCAATTGCCCGAATATTTTTCAAAAGACACCCGAGATGAGAGCGAACAATATCTAATATACCTTTCATGGCGCCTTTCCCGATGGTAAGATCATGAAATCGTAATACTTTATGTATGAACGAACGCATATCTATATCTACACAGGATACGGCAATTTCATCAAGTTCAAACCCTTCCACGATGGGCATCGGCATATTGTCCAGATCCCGTTGCTTTAATCCTTTTTTATTCATACCGCCTGTAATTTTTTTTATAGCGTGATCACCTACACATTGTTTGGCAATGTATGCTTGCGCAGATATTAAATGTTTTGGTTGAATCTTTTTCTGGTCTTGTATGATCGCTACGAGAGCGACCAGTGATACAATATTGAATATAAGAGCATCTATATGTTTTGCCAATCGTACTATTAATTCATCGGGATTCGTAGTATCCGATATAGAAATTTCGTTTTTTGATAGGAAATCTTTTGCTAATGGAATAACGTCTATCTCCATCTCTCTATCATTTTATAGATAAATAAAATATGACAAAATGTTTGCATAATAAAATATCATAAGAAAACAGAGATCATGAATACCACACAAAATTTTGCAAGTGTGTTTCCTGAAAAACAAATGTATCCAACGAATATCGCAAATGGTCGCATTGATTTGATGACACCCGTGAAACAGCCGGGATGGGCACAACAAGAACAACAACAAGGGGCAAATAGTTCATTTAATCGCGAGGCTCTCTATGGAAGAATACAAAGAACACCGGCGAGTGATATGTTCTTTTCGTCGCAGAATATTGATATCCTACAAGATGCTATTCGGTACAAGGTACACAAAGATGCAGACATCGTCGTTGGGAGACAAAGTGATCAAGAACTTAAAATTATTATGACCTCTATGTTCTTCCGTTATTCTCGTCATGTAGCAAATGATATTGTTGGACAAGTTCGTGAAATCAATGGACATGTGATCAAATACGCCGTAAAGGAGGTTATTACAAATCTCAAACAATATATGGCATATCGTCGTGATGCAAGTACGATGCCACTTCCTCTTGACAACCCGCAACTTATGGGAACAAAAGGAACAAAAACGCTTGAGATCAAGACATTCTTCTCATAAAGATTATTTAACTATCTCTATAGATTTTCTATAGATATTACAGATATAGAACGAACGGGATATGGCAACCACTCAGGAGAAAGCAAGTATGTTAAAACGAAATCTATTCAAAGGAACGATCGCTGTATCGGTATTGTATGCCACCATAGCCTTGTTGCTACTGTCTGTCATTTATTTCACGGAATCGGGCAAACAAATGGCGGAAGGCTCTAAATTCCCATTTATCATTAGTTTCACGATTGGTATGTTGGTCATTATCGCCTTTCTTATTTATAATATAGTAACTTTCAAAACGAAAACCATAGAAAGAGATACATATGACGATACGCTATGTCCCGATTATTGGACATTACAAAAAACTCCGGATACAGCGTTAAACAGTTTTACATCTCCAGAACAAAAAGTGGGGAAAGATCTACAATGCGTATCAAGTGGTAAATCAACAAATATAGGTCCTAAGGTATTGTCTAAAAATACGACAAATGCCGATGAAAAACTATTAGTAAAAAATGCATCTGTTTTATATGGCACAGATAGTGTTGTATATACGGCGGATACGAATCCTCATGTGAAAGATGATACACAGGTAAAGATTGATTGTTCTAAACTTTATCCTAAATCAATGTCATCCTTGGATATAAGCGAACATCCAGAAGAACAGAATGCTTTGCGATGCGCATATACGAATCAGTGTCAATTGACATGGTCATCTATATGCCCTGCCAGTTTGTAATTGTATTGTATTTATAATTTATTTTTGACTTAATTATGATATATTCTTAGACCATAATTAGTGAATTAGTGTATTCTACTCGTGCAAGACAAAAATTGAAATCCATTTAAATGTTCAATTGCTATGTATTTTATTGTAACATAAATTTAAATCAAAACTATAAGTCATACCCTTGAAAGATGCGTGTTGTTAAGCGTAATGGAGATAAAGAGCCTGTATCCTTTGATAAAGTTTTGCGACGTATTCAGTCTATATGTCCGGATCTTCCGGGGGTAGATGCACACAACATCGCTCAAAAAGTTTGCAGCCGTATTTTTGATGGAGTTAAAACCACCGATCTGGATGAATTGGCTGCTCAGATGTGCAGTACGCTGATTACGGAGCATCCAGATTACGGAGTACTCGGTGCTCGTATTATTATCAGCAATCATCATAAGAATACATCGCCTTCCTTCAGTGAGACAATCACTGCTTTATGGAATGCTACCGATACACATGGAAAGCAGAATGCTTTGATCTCCGAAGAACTTTACAAGTTTGTAATTGCAAATAAAGAAAAACTAAACAATGTGATTGATTACCAGCGTGATTATTTGTTTGATTACTTTGGTTTTAAAACGCTGGAACGCTCGTATCTGCTCAAGGCATCCGGTCGTATCGTAGAACGCCCACAGCATATGTGGATGAGAGTATCCTTGGGAATCCACGGAGATGATCTAAAAGCGGCACTGGAAACATATGACCTGATGAGCAAGAAGATGTTTACGCATGCTACACCTACGCTGTTCAATGCCGGAACACCTCGGGCTCAACTTGCATCATGCTATTTAATTTCTATGGATGACTCTATCACAGGTATTTACAAGACGCTTGGCGACTGTGCTCAGATTTCCAAGTATGCCGGGGGGATCGGTATGCATATCCATACGGTGCGATCGCGTAATAGTCATATTCGTGGCACAAATGGATCTTCTACGGGAATTATTCCTATGTTGAGGGTGTATAATGCTACGGCAAGATATGTAAATCAAGGAGGCAAGCGTAACGGCAGTATCGCTGTATATCTTGAGCCTTGGCATGCGGATATTGAAAGCTTTATTGAGATACGCAAGAATCACGGCAATGAAGAAGAGCGCTGCCGTGATCTCTTCACGGCGATGTGGATTCCGGACTTGTTCATGAAACGAGTTCAACAGGATGGCGATTGGACGCTCATGTGTCCGGACGAATGCCCCGGTCTAAGCGATGTATATGGAGAAGAGTTTGAAAAGCTCTATGAAAAGTATGAAGCCGAAGGAAAATACAGAAAAAAGATGAAAGCACAACAGATTTGGCTTGCTATTCTCAAATCGCAGATTGAGACAGGAACACCCTATCTGCTGTATAAAGATGCTGTAAATAAGAAAACAAATCAAAAGCATTCTGGTGTGGTTAAGTCCTCAAATTTATGTACCGAAATAACAGAAATTAGCAATTCAAAAGAGACAGCGGTTTGTAATCTTGCTAGCATTGTTCTGGTGTCCTATGTGAAAAAAGACGCAGACGGAAAGCCTTACTTTGACTTTGAAATGCTTCACAGTGTATCCAGAGTGATTACCAAGAATCTAAACAAGGTGATTGATCGTACATTCTACCCGATCCCTGAAACGGATTACAGCAACCGGCGACACCGTCCCATTGGTATTGGCGTTCAGGGTCTCGCAGACACATTCGCACTGATGAGGATCTCGTTTGATAGTCCGGAGGCAGCACAGCTAAATCGTGAAATCTTTGAGACCATCTATCACGGAGCAGTTACGGCATCTGTGAAAGTATCCCGCGAACGCGAGGAACTGTTGATAGAGCTGGAGAATCCTGAACTCAGCGCCAAGCGTAAGACTGCCATTCGTAAGAAACTTCACCTTACGGAAGCCGAGAAAAAACTGGAACGATGGAGAGGTTCGTATGAGACATTCGTCGGGAGCCCAGCATCCTTTGGTAAGCTCCAGTTTAATCTATGGGAAGAGGCAGACGGTATTGAAGTACAACACTCAGGAAGATGGGATTGGGAAGAATTACGAAAAGATGTTATGACCTATGGTATGCGTAATTCGTTGCTTCTTGCTCCTATGCCAACAGCATCTACCTCGCAGATTATGGGATCCAATGAAGCATTTGAACCATTCACGAGCAACATCTACCAGCGCCGTACGCTTTCGGGAGAATTTACAATTATCAACAAGTATCTTATTAACGATCTAATCGGTTTGGGTCTATGGAGCAGTGACCTAAAGGACGAACTATTAGCAAACGGCGGCAGTGTCCAAAACATTGAGAATATCCCAGATGATATTAAAGTACTCTACAAAACGGTTTGGGAGATTAGTCAAAAAGTACTGATTAACCAATCGGCAGATCGCGGTGTATATGTATGTCAATCGCAGTCGCTCAACTTGTTTGTAGAAGAACCGGATATGACAAAACTGACCAATATCCATTTCTACGCATGGAAGCGCGGTCTCAAAACGGGAATCTATTATCTGCGTACTCGTCCCAGGGTCAAGACAGCAGCATTCACCTTAAAAATAGAAAAAAGAGCTGGCAGTGATGTAAAACTAACCAAACAAGATGTAACGGAAGAAATGATCTTGGCATGCAGCCGCGAGAATCCAGAGGCTTGCGAATTCTGTAGTTCTTAAAAAATGACATTCGTATAAAAAGAATTAGATCGTATAACTATAGTAAATGAATGGGATGTTTCGTAAGTAAAAATGTAGATGTTTCTACTATTAAAAAATGTGATGTTTCTACTCAAACACCTATTAACTTAAGTTTTGAAATGGTACATAATATAAGTAAAAGCTATTCCAGAGACTCTTCATCATTAGAACACGATGGACATATATCATATAGGGCATATAGAAGCTCTATCGAAAATAGAAACCGGATATTATGTAAAGATTGTTTTATATAAAATAATTAATTAATTGATATTTTTATTATTTTAGAAATTCAGCTTTGCTAAGTAATATCCTACAATTATTCCTAAACTATTCATAACAATATCTTGCCAGCGTCCATACCACCATCCAGGTACACCATCTGTTGACAAATTATAATTACATTTAGACAAATAGAATGGATGATCATAGAAATAACTTTCTAAAATTTCCCAACCTACACCCATCATAAATATTAATAGCAAATGTGTTGGATAAAAATATGCTAAAATCATATAGAATAAAAAGTGTAAAATACCCCAACCATCTAAGAATTTATCCCACGGTGGCGGTACGAAAGATTGCGTAAATGGATCCTTAAATTCTGTATTCTTACAACGATATGTTCCGTATAATATAATGCTTAGCATACATAACAAACCTATTACAATAATTTGTATTGAAGGATATATCATTGCTCTTATAATGGCACAGATATAATAGTTTCTTGAGCGTATATTTTATCGCCCACTTTCACATTTGGTTTGAAATATTTTGCAGAAAATTCTATATCAACTCTCGAAGATAACTTTATCATTCCCATATAGTCTCCTTGTTTTACGGTTTGTCCAATACGTGATTTATTTACAATCCTACGCGCGATTTGTCCTGCAATCTGTGTAATTGTAATATCTCCATATTTTGTATCAAGTATAGTCTCCATACGTTCGTTGTATTTTGATTTTTCTAAAAGATATGCTGGATAAAATTCACCCTTATGATATTTTATATCTTTAACAGTCCCATTGATGGGATAAAACTGTAAATGTTGGTTAAATATGTGTAAGAAAACAACAATTCTATATGTATTTGTAGATTTATTGAATATAATTTCCTTTACAGTTCCGTCGCTTGCTGCTAGTAAATTATCGGGTTTTTGTACAAATGATCTGTTTGGAATACGATAAAAATATAACAAAAACATAATAATTACAACATAGATAATGATGCTCCATATATTTCTAAAATAAATAGTAATTAATATTGCAGCTATTGAAATAGCTGCAAACATAAAGAAGCTTTCTTTAAAAAAGAGAGTCTGCATCCTATTTCTAAGAAAGAGGAAAAATATTCTTAGATATTTCTATTTCATTTTTAGAATGAACATGTATTTTGATAAGCTTTTTCAAGTTTATTTTCTAATGTTTTATTTATTTTTTCAATATATTCATCTTTAAATAGATGAACATGATTTTTATATGGTTTTAATACATTTAATAAGATATCGAAAAATTTATCTTTTAGAGCATCCCTATTTACTTCTACAACTGATTGATACAAGCTTGCCATATGAACATGATATGCCATTTTTTGTTCATCTATCGTATTCGATTCTACATTTGTTATAACGAAATAATTCAACTCTGCTTTGATGTAGGATTGAACAAGTTCATGTTGTATTGTTTTAGAATCTATATAGGATTGGATATCAATAATAGGTTTATAGGAATAATGAGGACATTTAATCCATTTTGTTTTAATATCCCATACCATATCATTGTCATCTATAAATAAAATTCTTTCTTTTATAACTAAATCTTGATTCTTTTTATCTTTCAGTGCCGGATATTTATTAACAAGAGATTTTATCATTGTGTCATAGTGAACCATGACGGTCTTCATATCCTTACCTCTTTCATTTTGAATACAGTCATTTCGTGTAAAGATAGGTCTAGCAAACTGCATATCTAACTCTTTTTCTAACATAGGTATCATTTTATCAACATAATCTTTTGTTCCGTGGCTATATATAAAAAATTCAGCAGTAGGAAAGTTTTCTTTTATTTTATGGAAAAAATTCTTAGCATCTGGACGGATAAATTCTTTGATAGTTAGATCTTGATATTTTACTGCTTTTGGACAAGGAAGATCTTGTATTTTATTTGTTTTACAACAATTTCGTACAAAATCAATTAACGAATGTGCCCCTAATATCATATCACTTTCTCCAATAATGGTTTTATCCATATCCATAATAAAAAGAACTGGCAATTTTGATTTCATTCAACGTTTTATAATATCTTAATATATAACCAGATTAATTTATAAGTATATATTTATTTAACATTTCTTATACTATTTTATTTTTTGAAAGTGTATTAAGATTTTTGACCTTTTATATAATAAAGAAAAACATAGATTAAAAGTTAAAGTGTTATTTGAATTAATGGCGCCAAAGAAAAAACTTTCTAAAAAAGTTTCGTTTACCAGCGAAAATAATACAACCGAATTACCTCTGGAAAACAACGAATATCCAAATGGTATAGATAAAAAAGAGAAACCTGTTGAAATTGAAAAAACAGAAGAAGAAATCAATGAAGAATATACACATGTAGTGATTCAACTTCCTATATCCGCAGAACATGTAGAGAACATATTGCTTCACGATGATATGTGTAATCCATTTGAATATAATCCTAAATTATCTATACCTACAGCATATTCGCCTGTAAATTATTTTACTTCAAATAATGATGCATTTATGGGTAATGGCATAGATAATGCTGAAAAAAAGGGGCGACAACCAATTCAAAAAATACAGACCGATGCTTGTGTAGATACAAAGACAGATATTAAAAATGAAGTAAAATCGGATAAACATAAATCTCATGTATGCTTCTGGTGCTGTCATACCGTGGAACATAATCAATTTGGAATGCCAATTCGTTATGATCCAATACATAACAGTTTTACATTTTTTGGTATTTTCTGTTCTCTGGAATGTTCGTCTGCATATAACTTTAGTGTTCATATGGGCAGCGATAGAGCATGGGATGTTCAAAGTTGGATACAAATTATGGCACGAAACTACGGGATACAAGGTATAATAAGACCCGCGCCATCCAGATATACTCTTCAAATGTTTGATGGTCCTCTTACCATCGAAGAATTTCGTAAGGCTCATAAGGGCGTATCCAAGTCAATAATGGTAAATATTCCTCCTCTCGTAAATATGAAACCGCAGATTGAAACGATAAACACATCTTTCTTTACCACCGATAATTCAAAAGAACAAAATGAGACTGTTAAAAAAGCAACACTGCGTAGGAAAGCTTCTGCTACAGATAATGGAAAAACATTGGAAAGCAAAATGAATCTTTCTTATACATCCTTGGATACTTTAGATACATTAGGTTTATTAGGTACAATAAATTCACCAAATTTAATAGATACGAATGCTATATAGATAGATTCATTTTGTACTTAAAGAAAAAATTGATTATCCTGTGTGTGAAAGTATTCATAGAATATCAAAATGACGACAGAAATTGAGAATCTCATCAATAATATCAATAATATCAATATTAATGTTGATACTACAGAAAACCTTGTTCCTACACCATATCGTGTATCTACAATCACATGCAATGGTTCGCTTGGATCAAGTATTGATCTAAATATATTATATAAAAATGTCAAACTTTCAGATGCTTGTGATGTGGGAAACTTTGTATGGGTAGAATTTGGGACGCACAATAGTCGTGGTATATATCCAAAGAAGAGACGCCCAAATCTCACCGATCGCAAAAGCTTTGATAATCAAGTTACTATGATCTATAAGATCCGCGAGGGATATGCTCCAAATATCAAAGTGTTCCGTAATGGCAATATCCAGATGACGGGCATTCGTAGTCCAGATGACGGAAAAAATATGGTTGAACTCATATCAAACGAGGTAAAACGAATTGCTGTAGATGTAGATCCATTGATTACACGAATGGATGAAATCAAACCTTGCGATTTTAAGATAAGAATGATCAACAGCGACTTTTCATTTGATTTCCGTATTCGTCGTAAGGATCTTCATATGCTTCTTATCTCTAACAAATACAATACCATTAGTAGTTTCCAACCAGGAACATATCCGGGGGTAAAAATTCAGTATTTCTGGAACGAAAAAAGTACAACAAAAAATGGTCATTGTGAGTGTAGAAATCAATGTCATGGCAGGGGCGAGAATGTTGCCATACCATTGATTGAACCTCTACAACCGTTGGATAAACAATGTAAAAAGGTCACCGTTTCTGTATTTGAAAGTGGAAAGATTCTTATTACTGGGGCAACATCCTATGAACAGATTGACGAGGCTTATGCATATATTGTTAAAGTAATTCAGGAAAATATAAACCACATAAAGAAGGTGAATATTCCTTGTTTCTAAAAAATAAAAATGATAAATGATAAATGGTTAACGATTAATATAATAATAAAATAAATAATTTTGTAATTTAATTTTTGTAAATATTTAATTCTTACGGCACATAATATTGTACCTGTTTTCGGGATCAAATAGTTGATGGTTAGGGAAGGTAGTAATATTATTACCAGGACGCGTATATCCAGGAATGGCATCTATACCTCCTTTTGGAGGGTTGGCGCTCTTTAAATTTTCTGAAACCAAAAAAGTAGCATCGGGTTTTACAGGGAAATTTCGCCATCCAGCATTTGATGGAAATTGTTTTCCTGTATAAAGACCACCATTCACTCGTGGTGGTGGAATGGGTACGGGAGATTGTGGATCTTCTATCTCGCTATAGTAAAGCGTTGAAAACATTGTATTATAATACCTACTCTACTATGATAAAACAAAATCAAACATACATAAGAGAATATTATATCTTGATTATAGATATATTACAATGGATAAGCAAAACCGCAAACGTGATGCCCCCGAGAATATGGGAGACGATACTGATATTGATGAAGTCAAAAGTATTGTAGAAGAAATCGTTCAAAGTCCTGGAACGATTAAAGATAAGGAACGAATGTTTGAAATGAGATATCCTCAATTTGCTGAAAGATTCCCTTTTTTATTCAAGGTAGCTTGTAAACCAGATTTTGATAGGGATCGGCTTGAACAAATTTTTCATATGATGGAACAAGTAAAATCAAACAAACTGTCCTATGAATCAGCGACCAAACGCTTTGGTCAAGATATGTACGACACATATGTCAAACCAAACTTAGATAAATTAGATAAAAATAGGAAAAACTAATACAATATTTGATTTTGATTATATGGTATCGTAAATCATTAAAAAATTGATCGTCTTTATGATGGTATTATTTAAACAATTGCCAATAATATCTATACAACAGTCAGCAGTCAGCAGTCAACCGTCATCAGTATAACAGCGTATTCATATTAAAATAAAGAAACTAAAGAACATATAAAAATGGTGTCCTCGCTTTCTCAGCTTATTGAAGAGGTATACACAATTGAAAAAAATCAAGAAAATCAAGAAAATCATGAAAATCAAGAAAATCAAGAAAAAATCAAAGACAACACCCTTTCATATAGTCCTATTCATGAAAGATATAGGATTCTCATCTCGCTTCTAAAGCAGGGTGGTTTGTGGCCTTCCATTCAAGTAAAGTGGTTCTATGATAGGTCTGGATTAGTAATGATGTACAATGCGTACAAGAATAGTGAGGAAGTAAAAGATACTCCTCTCTATAAAGAGACGCGCAGTGTTATCATCAATTTGGGTGCGGAATTACCAGAAGATAGCGTCATTTCTTCTATGTCGAACGATGTTCCTACACGAATATC